CTTTATTGACGAACCGAAACGAGCGAAACGACCTGTAGCCGTCCAAACATCTTCCCGGTTTCATCAATAAAGTTGTGAGCGTGTGCCATTTGTTGACTCCTACATTTCTATTTAGGGTTTTCGTATCTGCTAAAAGTAAAGTATGCTGCCATTAGAGCGAACAATACTCCGCCAGTTATTTGAGGACCGTGACTACGCCGGTGCAGTGGTCCCTCACGTGAGGGGGGAATTCTTCCTTACACCTGCCGCAGGGACTATCTACAAGTTGTTCGCGGCGTTCTATCAGAAGTTCAACGCACTGCCGCAGTTTTCTGCAATTCGTATCGGGCTTGACTCGGTGCCAACGTTGTCGGAAAGAGAAGCGAAAGAAGCGCAAGATGCTCTCACCGAAGTCGAAAGCGAACCTGTTCTTACGGACGATAACGCTACGTGGTTGATGGAAACCACGGAAGAGTGGGTGCAGGATCGTGCTGTGTATCTGGCGGTCAGCGAGTGCATCAAGGTCATGGACGACCCCAAGGCCTCTCGGGGTGCGATGCCGGAGATCCTAAAACAAGCCCTCTCCGTCAGCTTTGACACGCACGTAGGACACGACTTCCTCGGTGACGCGGACACCCGGTACGAGTTCTATCACAAGCAAGAGTCGCGTATCCCGTTCCATCTTGACTCGTTCAACAAGATGACTAAGGGGGGTGTGCCTAAGAAGACCCTCAATGTGGTGATGGCGGGCACGAACGTCGGTAAGTCGCTGTTCCTGGTGGACTTCGCCGCGGACTGCATCAAGCAAAATAAGAATACTCTCTACATTACGTTGGAAATGGCAGAAGAGCGCATTGCACACCGCATTGACGCGAACCTGTTCAACATTCCGATGGACGATGTAGAGATGATGTCGCGTTCCGACTACATCCGGAAGATTCTGGACATTCGGTCGCGCACGACAGGACGCCTCATCATCAAGGAATACCCGACTGCCTCCGCGCACGTTGGGCACTTCCGGGCGCTGTTGCAGGAACTTCGGCTCAAGCAGAACTTCGTTCCAGACGTTATTATCATTGACTACTTGACCATCTGTGCGTCGGAACGCCTCAAGATGGGCGGCACAATCAACTCCTACTCCCTTTACAAGTATGTGGCGGAAGAGTTGCGCGGCCTGGCTGTGGAGCATGAGGTGCCCATCTTCACCGCGGCGCAGTTCAACCGCGAGGGACACGGGTCAACGGACCCAAGTATCACCAATGTTGGAGAATCTTTCGCGATTCCGCAGACCGCGGACTTCATGTTTGCGCTGGTCACCTCCGAAGAGCTAGAGAAAGTCGGACAGCTACTCGTCCAGCCAATGAAGAATCGGTATGCAAAGCGTAACAGCTTCGCCCAGTTCTTGATTGGAGTGGATACCGACCGGATGAAGCTTTATGACCTGAGCGCGGCACAACGAGCATCTTCGGTCAGTCTCCCACCCACCGGTGCATCTTCCTCTGCTCCTGCTACGCAGAAACCACCATTGCAGACGTTTTCCAACCGGCGGAGAAAACCTCTCCAGACGCTCCGGCAGGAAAACGGCGATTCACAGGACTAATAAGTACAGTCGGAGGTCACCGTGAGAGTAAGCACACTACACCGTCGGCTTGTGAGCGATGTTGAGGTGATGCGCGATGCCATTGATGATCTATTGCCGGTTCAAATGCCGCGATGTTACGTACAGCGGGAAATGAACCTTAAGTCATTCGTGGCAAAATTGAATCGGACGACCGAGCAGTTCAACGTATTCAATGAAATCAACCCGGATTTTTCTATACCAATTGGTGAAGTAACGTGCAGCGGGCTGTGGCTGTGCGAGGACGAGCTACCAGAGAATAATAGCGAAGCGGACATTCGCATCCTGTGGCATGCGCATCCCAATACGCGCCGAGTGAGCGTCACACCGGTAAAGTGGGCTCGCCGCCGGTATTTCTTTTGGGAACTCATGATGCACGAACTGGTGCATCGGCATCAGGACACAGACGAGAACCGGATTAGCCGGACGTATCAACCGCAGTCAACGGACCGAAAGACGAAAGAGGACCAGAGTTACTACGGCGACGTAGACGAGATTGAAGCATACGCTCATGATTCCGCGTTGGAGTTCTTTACGTGGTGGCCAGAGTTGAGCGTCAAGCAGGCACTCCGAAGAGCCAGCATCGTGACGGGGGCCGTGATGCCAACCGCGTGTTTCTATATGGACGCCTTTGCGGAAGTGCCAGAGCATCCGGCGATGCGGTTTTTTGAAAAGAAGCTGGATATTTGGATGAATGAAGTCAGACGGTATGGGGAGTTCTACGAGTCATTGCAACTTCCGAAGCTATGCAGATAACCTATTTCTTGTAAGTCACTTGGATGATAAATAGGTGTATGTATGGCTTTGTGTATCTGACTACGAACCTCGTTAACGGAAAACGTTATGTGGGCATCTGCTCGTTTGAGAAAGATGCCCGCAACGGCCGGTATTTGGGTTCAGGTAAGTTGTTGAAACTTGCCATTAAGAAATACGGACGACCCAACTTCAAGCGAGAAGTGCTTGAGGAATGTGCGGACTTTGCGGAGTTGTCCACCGCAGAACGTCGGTGGATACAACATTATGACGCAGTTAACTCTCCGGACTTTTACAACTTAAGCCGGGGAGGTAAGGGTGGAAACGCACAGGACTTGAAGGAATACTGGGCGCAATACAGCAAAGAAGAACGAGCAGCATTGCGGAACTGGAATACGACGCCGAAAGCATCGTTCAAGGGGAAGCGCCACACCGAGGAAACCAAGCGTCTCATCGGCAGCAAGAGTGTGAACCGTAAATGGGGGCGCCACACATCTGTGGCGGGAGAGAACAACCCGATGTATGGACGCTCTGCCATTGCGGAGCAACGACTGCGATGGTTTACGAACGGAACGGACAACTTGTATCTGCCTGAAACCACCACGGTCCCACAGGGGTTTCGGCGAGGCCGCACAATGAAACGCCCACGCACCAAATGCTAAAGTTTTCCACTTTCCTCGCTGAGGCCAACGAAAAGCGAACCCATCTCACACACCTCGAAGACGTGGTGCTGGACGATGGTCCGAATGGTGTGGCGTTCGCAATGAAGGTCTTGGGAGAGTTCTACCACATTCTCGACGGCGGGCAAGTATCCAAGTCACTGAACGTCAGCGTCAAGTGGGACGGCGCTCCTGCACTCATCTTTGGTCCCGACCCCGCAGATGGCAAGTTCTTCGTCGCTACCAAAGGCGCGTTTGCGAAGAACCCAAAGCTAGCTAAGTCACACGCAGACATCGATGCAATGTATCAGTCGGGCGTCAAAGACATCCTGCACTTGGCGCTAGACGAGCTTTCCAAACTCAAGCCGAATGTAGTCATTCAGGGGGATGTGTTGTTCACGTCAAGCACGATCTCCAACAAGACTATTGACGGCAAAAATTACGTCACGTTCCAGCCAAACACCATTCTCTACGCGGTAGACGAAGACTCCGACCTCTACAACAAGGTGCAGTCAGCAGAGATGGGTATCGTGCTACACACCATGTACACGGGACGCGGCGGGGCGTTGGCGTCGTATGGGGCGACCGCGCTTACTCCGTCCGTCTTTGCATCTCTCAAGAAGTCTCGCAGCGTGCTAACGCTTGATGCTGCATACGATGACGTGTCCGGCTCGGCAACGTTCACGACGCAAGAGAAAGCGGACTTTGAGCTTGCGATGGGGAACATTGATACCTCTGCGCGGGGTGTGAGCCGGGCAGTGTATGATGCGATCTTGGAAGACCCGCTGCACGGAATGCTTCAGCAGTTCATCAACCAGACGGTCAAGGATAACAAACGCATTTCTCCGCAACAGGCCGCACAGGACTTCATCCTGTTCCTTGCCGCAAAGGAAGAGAAGGAACTGGCAACTCGCAAGTCGGATGCAGGAAAAGAGGGTGTGCGGCAGAAGTTTGGTGGAATGGTGGGAACGGTGCGTAGAAACGCGAAGGGGATGCAAGCGTGGTTCGCCCTGCATCAGGCGATAAGCAGAGCGAAAGACATCGTGGTTCGTAAGCTAGGACAGGCTTCTCGTATTGGGGCGTTTATGAACACCGAGGACGGGCTGAAAGTTACGGGGCCTGAAGGTTTC